AAGGCGCGCCAGGGGGAACAATATGCGAGGAAAAGAAAAGACGCGGGTTATTTGGAGACACCCGCAGGGCCGGTTTGAGATACAGGAGACCGAGCATTACAGTCTGTTTGACCACTGCACATATTACACGCGTGAATGCGTATTTACGCCGCAGGACGATGCGCGCGGGCTGTGCAGCGAGGTGCCGACAGTCATTTATGTGCCGGAGGAAATCAAGCAGGAGGGTCGGTGGCAGCCGCGCGTGACGGATGAGGAAAAACAGCGGCTTGCGAAAATGTATCAAGCAGGCATGCCCATTCGCGCTATCTCAAGGGAGACCGGACGGGCGTATGAGACGATCGCAAACGTGTTGGAGGAACTGGGCTGCCGGAAGAAGAAGCCGCACAAGTCGGTTCACTGGACGTACGAGGAATATCAGAAGGCGGTTGCTATGCGCAAGCGCGGCTATCTGTTCAAGGAGATCGGCGCGGCGCTCGGCAAGAGCAATCATGCCGTGCAGAATAAGTTTGCAAGGGAGGGGTACTAAATGAGCCTGCAGAAAATCCGTGAGGCGGTGCAGGCCGCCGAGGGCAACGCCCGCCAGATGGGCGAAGTTGTACTGATGATCGCCCAGGCGGACGAGCATGCCGCAGAGGTGATCGCCGCTGACCTCGACAATCCGAAGATGAGCTTTGACAAGTGCTTCGACGCGCTCTATGAGTACGCAAAGAAGCACCAGAAGAACAACTCGTGGTGCTGCGTATGCAATAGCTACGAACCGGACAATCCGGTTATTCAGTTCGTTGCGGAGTTCTACAAGGTGAATTTGAGCGAAGCGCCGGAAACCCAAACGCTTGAGCAGGAAAAACAGCAGGCGGACGAGCTCGATCTGATGAGCCTGCTCTGAGGAGGCGCACAGGGGAATGTATAACGTAGACGATATGCCGCCGATTGACGGCGGCGAGCTCGAGCAGCTCATTGACGAGCACGCCCCGCACGGGGAATATCTTTTCTTCCGGCGCAATCCGGGAGACGACCTCGATCCCTTTCTCGGCCACGAGGACGGGTATGAGTGCTTCTGCACAAGATGTCAGGAGCATTTCTTTCGGCCGCTCGAGGACGGGCCTGCGTCCAAATGGACGAGCTGCCCGAACTGTGGTGGCAAAATCAAACCTTCGCGTTGGGGCAAGGCGAATTTTCTTGCCTCCGAGGCGTTCCTCTTTTCCTTCTTCCTGCGCGGAATGGGGCGCGAGGTGTGGCTTGTCTCTGTACGGGTGCGGATGAACCCTCGTTTTTTGGAGAGCAAATACTGCGCTCGCGAGTCCTCACGGATCGTCTTTTACGACGGCGGCGCGAAAAAATGGCGTTTCGATTACGCAGACTTCGCGCATCAGGTGAAGCGCGTCGGCTCGACGAATTGGCCTTATGGCATGGGAAATTACTATCCGAGCTTTCTCGCGATAGACTCGGCTGAGCTGCGCGGCACCTGCCTTGAATACAGCTGCCTTGACTCCGCGAACTATGCGCTCGAAGATCTCGCGACTTATCTCGCGCTTTACTGCCGCTATCCGGCGGCAGTCGAGCACCTCGTGAAGCGCGGCTTTATTTTCTGGCTGCGGGAGCGCGAGAACCGCGGCGGCGCGCTCTTTCAGCGCCTCATTAATTTGCGCGCGGACAGTCCGAAAAAGCTGTTTCGAGGACTCGACCGCGCGGACCTGCGCGTGCTGCTTGACGCGAAAGCGTCGCTTCCGACGGCGCTATTTTACCGCGAGCTGAGGCGCGCGGGCGCGGCACGGGCAGACGAGGACAGCGTTTATTTCGCCATGACTGCCTCTGCGGTCCTGTGTGAGTTTTCTGAGTTTTCCGCGCTCTGCACGGACTTCGGGGAGACGCCGAAGGAGGTGCGCAGGTACATTGAGCGCCAGGCACGGCGCGCGGATCAGACGCTTCATGCGGCATTGACCGAGCTGCGGGACTATCACGGACAGCTCGACCGGCTCGGTCTTGACGGCGGTCAACTGCCGCCGAATCTGCATGAGGCGCACGCACGGCTCTCTGAGCGCGAACGGCGTCTGCTGAAACGCGGGAAAAACGAGAAATTCCGGACCCGGCGGCGGCTGCTTGCGTGGATGAAATGGAAGTGGGGCGGGATGTTTATCCGCCCGATCGACAGCGCCGAGGAAATTGTGCGCGAGGGCGAGGAGCAGGACAACTGCGTGGCAGGTTACGCAAACCGGCACGCGGACGGCGAGACCATCATCATGGTGCTGCGAAAACGCAGCGAACCGAGGAAACCATGGCACACGGTGGAAATTGACCCGAAAACGCTTGCCTGCCGGCAGTGCTATGCCGCGTACAATCACAACCGCACGCCGGAGGCTGCGGAGTTTATGGACAAGTACCTCGACCATTTGCGCGAGGTCACGAAAATGATAAGGAGGTCAGCTTAAATGAGCGAGAATGTTGTGGCGGTACGGTCGATTGAGATCGTAACCGCCGAAATCACGATGATCCGGGACAACGCACGCAAGGTTTTCCTTGAGAGCGTTATCCAGATCGGCACGCGGCTTGAAGAAGCTAAACAGATGGTGCCGCAGGGCGAGTGGACTGCGTACCTGACGGACAAGCTCGGCTACAAGCCCAGTACCGCGCAGAACTACATGCGCATTGCACGCGAGTTCGGCGGCGGGCAGGTGAGCCTTACCGGCAAGACGGCGGCGGATGCCTTTGGACAGTTATCCTATTCGCAGATTCTGCCGCTGCTCGGCATGGCTGAGGAGGAGCGCGAGGAGCTTGCCGAGGAGCACGATCTGCCGAGTATGTCGAGCCGCGAAATTGCGGCACTTGTGAAGGAGCGGGACGAGGCCAAGGCGGAAGCGGAAAAGGCGGTGCGTGAGAACGATGCCGCGCAGGCGGCACTGTCCGTTGCCGAGGAGAACCGCGGCAAGGCTATGCGCGAGCGGGATGAAGCCGTGCGAAACGCCGAGAATGCCAAGGAACGGGCGGACGAACTGCAGGAACAGCTTGACGCTATCGAGGACAAGCCCGCCGAAGTGCGTGAGCTGACTGAGGACGAGCTGGAGGAAATCCGCTCCAAGGTACGCGAGGAGAACGCCGAGGCCGCCCGCGCTGCTGAGGAGCGCGCTCGTGCTGCTGAGGAGAAGCTGGACAAGGTGAAGAACCCTGCGGCGCACAAGGTCAATTTTCTGTTTGGCGAGGTGCGCGGACTGGTCGATCGCCTCGAGGATGCGCTTGAGGAGCTGCAGCAGACGGACGAGGCCGCCTGCGAGAAGTTTGCCGGCGTTATTGCGAAATGGCTGAGAGATCGGGGTGACAAGTTGGCATGAAGAAGCGGAGAGGCAAGCCGGCCGGCATGAATTACGCCGATGTGCTCAAGGCGCGGCGGGATCGCTTGCAACTGGCGATGGATGAGGCGGCGCTTTTGAACGTCGAGCAGAGCATGCAGCGGTATCTCTGGCTGATGGCGGTCAGCCTGCACGATGCTTACGGCTTCGGTCCGGAGCGCCTGCAGAAGTTTTTCAAGGCGTTTCAGGAGAACTCGGACGAGCTTGCGAAAATGCGGGCAGAGGTAGACGACGATTACGCCTTTGAAAAGCTGCGGCTGCGGGCGGAGGACGTCAGCCGGATGGATATTCGTTATTATGGGAAACTCAAGATTGATTAGGAGGAAAAATATGAATGCAAAGAGAGCGGCAAAGCTGATGCAGATCGCCCATTATTACGGCGAGGAAAAGCAGATTTGCAAGCTGATGGAAGAATTGGGCGAGGCTACGAGCGCGGCAAGTGAGGTGCTGATGCTGCTCAGCTATCACGAGCAGGGCGGCAAGAAACGAGATTTGACCGCGAGACTGGAACACCTTGCCGGAGAACTGGCTGATGTGGTCAATGTCACTGAGCAGGTCATTCAGCTTTTTGGACTGGAAACTGATTTTAAGGTGGCCCGGTACGCGGGAATTCAGAAAACATTGAAGAGAATCAGAGAGGAGGAACAGGCGAATGAAGTACGAAATGAGCCTGCGCGGCTCGATTTTTGATAGTGCGGTAAAGCTTTTTGACGACAAGCTGCGCGGCGTGCTGAATGATCTGCTCCGGCAGGGGCTCAGCGAGGGTTCAGTGACGCTCAAGGTCGATGTGGATCTCTGGCGCGTGGAGGAAGTAGACGAGGAGGGCATTCCGCACTCGATCAGTAAACCTTATTTTGAGTACAATGTGGCATCGTCCATCACCCAGAAAGACAAGTCCTGCGGCGAAGTGAAGCAGCAGCTCAAACTTCGGCGCGTGGATGGGCAGCTCGAGCTGCGCGATCTGGACGAGAACACGCTTTTTGACATTGTGGAGGGTGGTGAAAAGTGATGTATATCTGCACGATCAGCGAGCACGACGAGGCGCAGGGCTGGGTGTGCCCTATGCAGGACCCCAATGAGGCGGTCGAGCGCTGCGAGGACTGCGCCTTTGGGAGGTGGCAGGACGATGACGGATGAGGAGATGGCCGCCTTTGTCGGGCGGTACTACGCCCGCGCGGTGCGGCGCGAGCCGGACGCGGAGCAGATGGCGTTTTTCCGCAAGACCGTGCAGAGCGGCCTGCGCCCCGCCGAGCTGATGGCCGCGATCGACTACGCGGTGTCGGTCGTCGGCTTCGAGGGCGTCGCGCGCGACTACTGGCCGCACGTCCAGGCCGAGGCACGGCGGATCTGGCGCGAGATGAGAGCCGCCGGCTTTCTCGACAGACAGGAAAACCCCAGCCCGTGACGGGCTGGGGTTTGAGGACTATTAACTTTATTGCTCTGCCTTAAAGATGAGCGATTCGAAGTATGCGGCAAGTGTGATTTTCTGCTGTGCGGCTGCACGGCGCGCCTTTTCGATGGCGGCGGCGCTGATTGAGAGCGACAGCGGAACGCGGGTATTGTCCTCTTCGTCGATCAGGCCAAAGAGGCTCTGATACTGATCAGCATCGAGGTGCTCTTCGGCCCATTCGCGCGCTTCCTCATAGATCAGCGGCTCTATTGCGTCCTCTACACCGCGATAGCCTTCGCGGTAAATGAAGTATTCGCCTGTGCGCTTACGGTACAGAGTCTGTCCGTAGTACACATCAGCGACCGAGCCGCGGCCGATCCGGTTCGATACCGCTTTCGCAGTATCGGTGTCGTACAATTTTCCGGCGATAATCTTTTTCATGGTTTTTCCTCCTCTTAATTCTCGGTGCGGTCGATCCACTGCTTGGAATTGGCGTCCCATACTTTATTTGCTCGGAGTGTGCTCATTACGAGATCGTGCAGGTGATCAAAATCGAGCTGACCGCCCATATTGATGACGTGCTCTGCATTTTTGAACTGCTCGCTTTCGCAGCAACAATTCAAAAAACGGCGGACCTCATCGACCTGTGCGTATGTGTAGCCCGCCAGCTTTTCGCCGTGGCCGGCATCGTAGGAGTCCAACTTGCGAATGTAGTTCTCCATATTGTCGAGGTTTGCGAAAGCCTCGTCGAGGATATCATACGCCCAGCTGCACTGCTTTTTGGAACCCTTGGTAAATGTAAGAACTTCTCGGATACTCATTTTTATTTCCTCCTTGATTGGTGGATTCTGTTCCCTTTTCTATGGTTTTATTATATCATAGACTTGCAATGAAGTCAAGTAAAATACAAATTAAAATAAACTCTATATATACAAGAATTGCAATATATTTTGTGTAATCTGCTATATCTCTGAGCGCAGGCGCGGGAGCCGGCTCGGGGAGCAATATGCCCGCGGCCGGGGATCTTTATGCTTGCATAAGCCAAGGCTGCAGGGCAACCCGGAATAAAGGTGAATTATGTTATATCAAAAACAGGAGTGCAACGGTGCGCTCTATCAGATGTGTTTATATTCCATGGGCACGATGCCGGGCATGTCGCCCAGGCAGAGGGCCGGACGGCGGCGGACAACCGAGAAGGCCAAGCAGGAGATCAACCGGCGGCAGCGCAAGTGGAGGCTGATGCAGCTGATCAACGCGAATTTTGTGAGCGGCCGGGATCTGTTTGTGTGCCTGACGTATGCGCCGGAGGCTTCCAGGGCGCGTGCACTCGAAAAATTCCATGCGAAGATGAAAAAGGCGTATGCCAAGCGCGGCCTTACATACAAGTACATTGCAGTTACAGAAGAACATGACATGGACGGCGAGCCGGTACGGCTGCACCACCACCTGATCCTCAGCGGTGCGCACGGCGTGCAGCTGGCCGAGGTGGTGCGCGAGTGCTGGCCGTATGGTCTGGCCGATGTGCGCACGCTGCGCGAGGGTGCGGACTTTTTCGAGGATACGGCAATCTATCTCCTCAAAGAGGACGCGCACAAGGGCAAGGGCGCGCGCCGGTACTCCACCAGCCGCAATCTGACCCCGCCTGCAGAGCCGGTAAGGCTCAGACTGGGCGAGGAGGAGGAGGCCGAAGTGCCGCCCGGCGTGAAGATCATCGAACATGTGCAGAATGCGAACGAGTTCGGCCGCTATGAGGTTATGGTCGGCCGAATTTACGATCATGCCGCGTTTGGCGCATGGTGGCAGATTCAGCGGCGCAAGGCTGCTCCCGATCCGTGGGAACGCCTGCGCAGGAGACGGCAAAGAAAAGTTTGAGATATCGGCGGCCGGGTCCGCCTGACAGCCTTGTAGGGGGTCTAACAATTCCCCTGCGGTTTGTCGGAGAGGTTCGGACAAATGAATACAGACTGTAATCACATTACTGTTTGTACTCTCTCAAAGGACGGAGCGCGCGGAAGCGCGTAACGGTGACGGCAGCAAGGCGGGAGGCCGATGCGGCAGGAGGTGTGTCTGGTGACAAAAGACAGATTGCGGCAGATTGAGAGTTTGGTCTGTGAACTGGAAGAAGAAAGAGAACGGTTTGCGCGGGAGGCGCGGCACCACAAGCGAATAGAGGAAACGTACGGCGTTGGCTGTCTGTTTGGCCGGGACGCACTGGACGCAGCACGGGATCGGCTGCAGGCCATTGAGGCCGAGTGCCAGGACGAGCGGGACACGGTGCGGCAGTGGATCGACAGCGTTTCCGACTCCATGACGCGGCGCGCCCTGCGGCTGCGGTATCTGGACGGCAAAAGCTGGAGCGAGTGCGCCCGGCGGATGGGGTATGCGGATGAGAGTGGACCGCGCAAGCTCGTGAGCAAGCTGTGGCGCTGATTCTGCCGTCCGAAAAGGTGTACCTTGCGGGACGGCGGTTTTCGGGCGGCTTTTTTGTGGGTATGGCGTGCCAAAAGGTACGCTTTTGAATTTCGGAACGTGCCGTGCCCTGTATGGGCTTTTTGGCACGGTTTACAGCACAAGGAGGAAATTATATGGAAAAAGTGTATGGGTATGCGCGGGTCAGCACGCGCGAGCAGAATCTCGACCGGCAGATCGCGGCGCTGCGGCAGTATGTGACGGATGAGCGGGACATCATCACCGACAAGGAGAGCGGCAAGGACTTTGACCGCACCGGCTATCAGTATCTCCGCGAGCGGCTCATCCGCCCCGGCGACACGCTCATCGTAAAGAGTCTCGACCGGCTCGGGCGCAACAAGGAGCAGGTGATGGAGGAGCTGCGGCACTTCCGCGCCGACGGTGTGCGGGTGAAGATCCTCGACCTGCCAACGACCATGATCGACCTGCCGGACGGGCAGGACTGGATCGTGGAGATGGTCAACAACATCCTCATCGAGGTGCTGGCCAGCATCGCCGAGCAGGAGCGACTGACCATCCGCCAGCGGCAGGCCGAGGGTATCGCCGAGGCGAAAAAGCAGGGCAGACTGCTCGGCAGGAAAAAGACCGAGCTGCCCGCCGAGTGGGAGTTAGTAACAGGGCTGTGGAAAAGTGGGAGCATCACCGCCGTGCAGGCGATGGACCGGCTCGGACTGAAAAAGAGCACATTTTACCGCATGGTGCGGGAGCAGGGCGTGGATTGATCCGCGCCCTTTTTGCGTCTGCCAGAATCCCAAGCGCATGGGCGCAATCTGAGCGCAAGCGGGAGAGTAAATTTTGAGTCCGGTGAAGGTTTTCCGTTTTTTCCGTTTTTTCCGATTATACTTGTACTCAGCAAAACAAGACACGCGCGGGAGGTGATTGGATGCAGCAGCGCGGGAGTAAGTACGATCAGAAAATTAAAGACGAGGCGCTTGCGCTCGTGGCGAGCGGCGTCTCGATCACAAATGCCGCTTGCCGGATGCGCATTCCCAAATCGACGCTTGCCGACTGGGTGCACACCCAGAACGAGAGCGACGAGGACGGCGTTGCTGCTCGGCGGGAAATCCGCAGAAAGCAGATCGCACGGTGCGAGAAGATCGGGGACAAGGTTCTGCGTGCGCTCGACCGCAAGGCCGAGGCCGCTGCGAAGGACACCCGGACCATCAATGACGGTCTGGCGGTGCTCGAAAAGGCTGCCAAGGACGGCGTGATCGGGCTGAGTGAAGCCGAGGTGGCAAGTCTCAGAAACGTTGTAAGCGATTACACCGGCGTCGGCCTGCGCGAGCTGGCCGGAACCATGAAGGATGTTGCGGCAAGACAGGAAACGCTGGAGGCTCACCTTGCTGAGAAGGAAGAAGCGGCTCCGGAGATCAACCTGCAGCTGACGCTTGTTGATCCGGCAAAGGCGGTTAGAGATGAATCTTGATTTTCAGATTACGCCGAAACAGCAGCTTTTTATGGACACGGATGCTTTCGAGGTTCTTTACGGCGGTGCAGCCGGCGGCGGCAAGACGTTTATTCAGGCGCTGGACGCTCTGGTGTACGCGCTGCGGTATCAGGGCAGTAGGCAACTAATCCTCAGACGCACGTTTAAGGAACTCGAACGCTCCATGGTGCCGCAGACGATGGAGTTGTACCCCGCCAGTGTGGCAAGCTACAACACAAGCAAACACATTTGGAAGGTTGGCAAATCAACCATTGAGATGGGATACATTGCAACCGAGGGCGATGTGCAGCAGTACCAGTCCGCCGAGTATGACGTGATCCGGTTCGACGAGATGACGCATTTCACCGAGAGCATGTACACCTACATGATCTCTCGTGTGCGTGGCACGCGGCCGTTTCCGAGACACGTCAAATCGACCGCTAACCCCGGTAGCGTGGGACACACCAACGCCAAGAGTCGGTTTATCGACATTGGCGCACCGATGCAGGTGCACCGCTGCGAGGGCGGCACGCGGCTGTTTATTCCGGCCAAGCTGGAGGACAACCCGTTTCTGCTTTCCAAAGACCCACAGTATGAGGAACGCATGAAGAACCTGCCGCGCGAAATCTACATTGCACTGCGTGAGGGCAACTGGGATTACTACGTCGGACAGTATTTCACCGAGTTCAAGCGGGAGCTGCACGTTGTTCGTCCGTTCGAGATTCCGGCATGGTGGAGACGGTATGTTGCGATCGACTACGGCCTCGACATGCTGGCGGCATACTGGATCGCGGTGGATGAGAACGATTATGCGGTGGTTTACCGTGAGGTTTACCAGCCTGACCTTATCATCCCGGAGGCGGCCAAGCGGCTGTTGAACGCAAACGGTAACGAGGATATCACGGCGTGGTTCGCGCCGAAAGACCTGTGGAACAGGCGGCAGGAGACCGGCAAGAGCGTATCCGACTTGTTTGCGGAGTACGGTCTGTATCTCTCCAAGGTGAGCAACGGCCGTGTGGCCGGATGGTACGAGCTCAAGCGCCGGCTGCAGCCTGTGCCCGATGTGGATGGTACACTCAGACCGAAATTGCAGATTTTTGATACCTGCTTGAATCTCATTCGCACACTGCCGGGCTTGCAGCACGACGAAAAGAACCCTAACGATACGGCAACCGAGCCGCACGAGCTGACGCACGGACCGGACGCGATCCGGTATTTCTGTGATGGATGCCCGCTGCCTGCGGAACTGCCGAGAGTAAGAGACGAGGATTATCTATCAACTGAGGAGGAAATGGGAAATGTATTTAGCTATTAGTGTCGTTGCGGCGATGTGTGCTTTTCTGGCTGCTGTGCAGACCCGAAACGCCAAGCGCTTGGGCGAGGATTTGCGGGTAAAGACCGTAGAAGCGGAATCCTTTCAGCTGACTTCGCGGACGATGGAGGAACGCCTGCACACTGAGGAGGCGGCGCGCATGCAGCTTGCGGACCGCATTACCAAGGTGGAAACCGCCCTGCGGGAGAGTGAGGACACGGCCTGCCGGTTGCGGCAGGAGCTGCAGACCGGACGCAAAGCTGCGAAGGAGCTGCAGGAAGAACTCGACTCCACCAAGGATGCACACGACGCGGCAATCAGTGCGATGTGGAGCGCCCGCAACGAGGTGGACGGCCTCAAGCGGGAGCGCCGCAAGCTGAACGAGGCGCTCATCACCGAGCGGGAGACCGCAGAGCACTGGAAAGAGGTATTCTTCAAGGAACAGGCGTACCGCCTAAGCACCGAGGGCCGCATTATGCGTGAGGTGAACAATCTGTTCCGCTATGACGGCACCGCCCACGGGCAGGAGGAATTAAGCGATGAATGAGCAGAAAACCACGCTCACGGCTGACAGGGTGCAGGCCGAGTACGAAAAAGGTGTGCAGTACAACACCGGCATTGGGTTGTACGAGAACGTCAAACAGTGCGAGAACTTTGTGGAAGGAAAGCAGTGGGAAGGACTCAAGAGCAAGAACCTGCGTCCCATCACGATGAACGTCCTGGATCCGATCGTGCATTATAAGGTTGCGCAGATCGTCTCGAACGATGTGGATCAGGAGGTTGAGCCGTTTCTGCCTGATGAACAGGCAGAGTATGCGGCGAAAATCCTTGAGCAGAGCATTGACCGCGTGGTGGAGCGCACCAAGCTGAAAAGTAAGCACCACATGGTCCTGCGTGACGCCTGCGTGGACGGTGACGCGGCACTGTATTTTTACTTTGATGCAAGCAAGCAGTCCGGTTTTGGCGGGGTGCAGGGTGAGATCTGCGCCGAACAGGTGATGAACACGAACATTCTGTTCGGAAATCCGAGCAATTCCAACGTGCAGGAGCAGCCGTACCTTATCATTGTGCGCCGCCGTCCGGTATCTGAAATCCGCAAGGACGCGAAGCGGCTCGGCTGCAAGGAATGGGAGACCATTGAGGGCGAGTCCGACGGCTTGTACAAGGGTGATGACGAGCAGAATAACAGCGACAGTCTCGGCAATGAGCTGGTCCGCTTTTGGAAAAGCGAGGACGGCCGCGTGCACTACTGCCGCTCGTGCGGGCGTGTGATGATCGAGCAGGATGTGGCAACCGAAATGACGCTGTATCCTGTGGCGTATCTCAGCTGGAAGCCGAGAAAGAACTGCTATCACGGCGTGATGGAGATCAAACCGCTCATCAATACGCAGATTGAGATCAACAAGCAGTGGACGGCGTTGGCATTGATGCTCAGGAATAACGCCATGCCGAAACTGGTATACAACCGGAACAAGTTCCCCAAGGGGTGGGACCCGGATGCGACTTCTATCGGTGTTACCGGTGATGTTAAGGATGCGCTGACCGGCGTTGCAGGCTCGATGCCGATTCCGACCGAGGCCACGGGCATTACGTCCACCATGACGGACGCACTCAAGAGTGTGGCCGGTGCCAATGACGCGGCCCTCGGCAACGTGAAGAACCCGGAGAACAGCAGTGCGATTGTAGCGGTGCAAACCGCGAACGCTGCGCCGCTTGCGCTGACCAAGATCGCGTATTATCAGTTCGTGGAGGACTACGAGCGGGTGCTCATCGACATGATGCACGCCTATTACGGCATGCGTCAGGTCAAGATCACGGACGAGGCGACAGACCCGGAAACCGGTGACACGCAGGAGCAGACCCGCGTGGAGATGTTCGACTTCGGCTCGCTCTCGGTCGAGGCCCTCGACCTAAATATCCATATCGGCGAGGCGAGCTACTGGAGCCGCATTTTGCAGATCTCGACGCTCAACAACCTGCAGACGGCGGGTGTTATGCCGAATATGGTTGAGTTCCTCAGCCGCATGCCGGAAGGCTCGGTTAAGGATCAGGAAGGACTTGTGGAGGCTGCAAAGCGCGTGCAGCAGCAGGCGAGCATGCAGCAGGCATTACAGCAGGGAGGTTTAATGAATGGATAACGTAAACGAGAGCAAGGCTGAGCGCTTCGTGCGACTGGCTGAGCCGCGCGTGAACCGTGCGTGCAAGGCTATCAGCATGATCGGCCATCTGGCGGCCAGCTCGTATGAGTACACCGAGAAACAGGTTGAGGCCATGTTTGACGCGATGCAGCAGGAGCTGAACACGCAGAAGGCAAAGTTTACTAAGGTTACGGACCGGAATTTTCGGTTTTGAGGTGAGAATATGAAGTACACAGTTGTTTTGGATTTCGATGGTGTTATTCATAGTTATTCCTCTGGCTGGCGGGGTAAGACCTGCATTCCGGATCCGCCTGTGCCTGGTATCCGCGAGGAAATTTATAAAATGCGGCAGATTTACCGCGTTGTCGTTGTTTCTACTCGCTGCGACACGCAGGATGGCATGGATGCGGTGAAGGCATATCTGAAACAGAACGGCATTGAGGTAGATGCTGTAATGAAGGAAAAGCCGCCTGCTGTTGCGTACGTTGACGATCGTGCAATTTGTTTTGACGGACAGGCGGATGGATTGCTCCAAAAGATTGTAGATTTCAAACCGTGGACTGATAAATAGGAGGTACGGCATGAAAACTTTTGAAGATTTGGCGCTGAAAGATGTAGCGCCTCTGACGGAGAGCACGGACTATAAGGATCGTTTCCTCGGTGAGTATCTGGAAACAAAGATCCGCTATAATAAGCTGCACAAGATGCTTATTAAAGCAGAAGCTCACAATCTGGATTTTACGCCGGACTGTCCGCTTAATGTGCTGGTCGCACAGATTCATCACATGGGTAATTATCTGCACGCGATGGAAGTTCGCGCAGAGTACGAGGGAATTGACCTCGGTTTCTGCATTAAAAGTCTTTTGCATGATTTTGGAGAGTGCTGAGGGCGGCTGCTGCGTGAATGCAGAGGACCCCACGAGATATTAACACCCCTGTTCCGGCGTTCGGACGGGCGGGAGCTGACCTCACCCGCCCATTGATTCCCCTTATTTCTTTCGATGGCGGGCACCCTCGTTCGGGTCGAGGGCGTCCGTCCGAGCGCCGGAATACAACTGAGTCCGAGACTGTGACGGGCAGTAATGCCCAACGACCGAGCCTGCTTTACCCAGGGAACGTCCATACCTATTTTCTCCTTTCTATTGTATGGCGGCGGCAAGGTTTCTGAGTTCATTTTTTCCTTGCCTGCCCGTCAGAGTCTCGGACACGATCTCTTTTCCTGCACTGCGGCGGGCGTGGGCGTTTTTGCCATATCACCCTCGTCCGGGTTCACCTCTTTTGATGTAGCGTTATGAAAACGGGTGGGTGCACTGCTTACGGAACGGCGGTGCGTCCGCCGGAGTGCAGGAACGCACGATAAACACACGATAAACACACGGCAATGAGACGAAAGTCTTTTGCATATAGGAGGATTGTCTAAATGGATTGGAAGACCAGCAATCACATGGACGGAAGCGAGATTCGCGGGGGTATCGGTTTACAGTATTTTGCCGAGGACGGCAATACATCCGACACCGGCGCGGACATGGACGGTTTTGACGAGAGCGAATTTCTCGCCGCCCTCGAAGGCAGTGACGCGGAAGACCAGCGCGGCACGAACGAGGGAAACGAGGAAAACGTGCAGGACGGTGCGGAAGACCAGCGCGCCGAAGAGCAGCAGGAAGAACCGGAGAATCAGCCGCCAGAGGGTGGCGAAGTATCGCCGGAGACGGTGGAACAGCCGGTGCAGACCGTGCCGCTCGTCTACAACGGACAGCAGATTCTGCTGCCGGCAGACGCAGTGCAGGCCCTGACCAGTGCTCTCGGTGCGAACCCGGTCGAACTGCTCCAGAAGGGCATGAATTATGACCGCAAGGCCGAGCGGGAAATGCGTGTTCTGGACCAGTATGCGCAGGCCGCCGGCATGAACCGGCAGCAGTACCTCGAACAGCTCGAGGGAGCACGCAATGAGCAGCTTCTCTCGGCTGAGATCGAACAGTGCCGCACTGAGTTTCCGGAAACGCCGGACGCGGCGCTCAAAGCAATTGCCGAGGGCCGCATGGCTTCCCGGCGGGCAGCCGAGGCACAGGCTGCCGAACAGCAGCAGGCGGAACTTACCGCCATGCAGCAGAGAATTGATCAGACCGTTGAACAGGCACGGCAGGCGGCCAATGAAAAGGCCTGGGACGAATACGAGACACTCGCAGGCGTTCACAAGCCGGAGGATATTCCGCCGCGCGTGATGGAACTCGTGAACAGCGAGGGCATGACGCCGGTTGCCGCGCACTGGCGCTATCAGGCTGAATTGAATCAGCAGGCGGTCAGGATCGCAGAGAAGAATCAGACAAACAGACAGACAAGCCCCGGCTCTATGACGGGCACGGGCGAGGAAAGCGGCTTTGAGGCTGATTTCCTCAGAGCATTCAAATTTTGAGTAAAGGAGCATGAATTATGCCTACCGATTTCCATGATGGACACAACCTTGCCGGTAAATTTAACGGCAGCTTTGAAAAGCAGTGGCTTGCAAAGTCCTTTGTAAAACCGCACACCAACGGCAGCCTGAATTTTGACGGAGTAGATATGGTGGAGGTATATGTACCGACTGCTGTACCTTACAACGAGTTTAACCGCGAGGCTGCTGCAAACCGCTACGGCGACCCGAAGAACATCACCCCGAACCTGCACCGCTACCGCATGCTGCAGGATATGGCGTACACCGGCATTATCGAGCTTGGCTCGGCAAAGAGCCGCCCGCTGGGCACTGCTACCGGCGAGTGGGTCAAGTTCCAGAATGAGTCCGTTGTTATCCCGTACGAGGACAAATACGCGCTGAAGAAGTTCGCGCTGAACGGCACGATCAAGGAGCAGGCGGCTGCTCTGACCGGCGATACCGCACTGCAGGCACTGGAGAATGTGCGCCGTGAGTTCGTCAATAAGCGCGTTCCGACCGAGAACCGCGTTATCTGGGCGTCGCCTGAGTTTGTAGGCCTGATCGCACAGAGCAAGCAGTTCACCGAAATTGAGAAGCTGACGGTGGATGCCGTCCGCAAGGGCGAGCTCGGCCAGTGCAAGACTTTCCGCATTATCGAGGTGCCGGAGGACATTATGCCGGCAAACTGCCATTTTATCGCGGCGCACAAGTCCGCGCTTGTACAGGCGGACAAGCTGAATGAGCTGAAAATCCACACCAATCCGCAGGGCTATTCCGGTCCGCTGATCGAGGCGCGCAACCTGTTCGACGCATTTGTTATCGGCTCTCTTGCTAAGGGCGTATACGCACTCGTAGACAGCGGCAAGAAGCAGGCGTGCTCGGTCAAAATCGCATCTCATACCGCAACGATCACCGCTGACGGTGCAAGCGATATCAAATATACGCTCGACGGCTCCGACCCGCGCTTTTCCAGCAAGGCAAAGAGCGTCGTAAACGGCACTGTTACTACTGAGGCAGGCCAGACCATTCGCGTTGTTGCGTTTGGCCCGGACGGTACTTATACCTCGGATGTGGCAAACGCTACCGATAAGTAAAGACCCAGGAGGGCGGGCGGCTGCCCGCCCTCTGTTTGTTAGGAGGTGAGAGCGTGGCGACGACTATTAAACGCATTTATACGCTGGCACTGGCAAAAATTATTGAAGCGCCCGGAACGGACGTCGATTTCGACAGCTACTCGCCGACGCTGCTCGATAGCCTGCTTGTGGAGGCGCTGCCGTATGAGAACGCCATCCGCGCACAGCGCGGTGACGAGGAGCTGACAAGCGCACCGGAGATCACGACGATAGACAGCACGGTGCTCGACTGGGACGACCGGATCACGCGCGTGGCGCTGCCGTGGGGACTTGCTGCGGCACTGCTGTTCGACGATGAGAACCGCAAGGCGGAAAGCGTGATGTTCCGGAATGAGTTTGTTTCGGCACTTGAGGACGCTGCGCCTGCTGTGCCGGATTACGGGGAGGAGTAAGACATGCCGCGTAAGGTTACGGTGCCGGATTTCACGGAATCCGAGGAAGGCACCAAGCATTATAAGCGCTTTAAGGGTTTGGACTACTCCACAGATGAGACCCAGATCGACGATGGACGCTCGCCGCGTGCTGTGAACGTGATTGCAGACGAGGGCGGTTTCCCGGAACGGCGCTATGGATGGCGCACGCTGCTGCGGTTTACCGATGCAGACGGCAAGGCTGTTCCTGTCGCCGGTATTTTTCCCTATGAGAACGACAATGACGAGGAAAACCTGACGCTCATCGTCCATGCGGGCAGCAAGCTGTATGCCGTAAAGCTCGATGCAGACTACAAGGAAGTAAAGGACAGCCGCAAGGAGCTGCTGGACAAGCTGAACAGCGGCGGCCGCAGCCAGGGCTTTTACATGCACGGCAAGCTGTTCATCCTGACCGGCGAGCACTACGTTGTTTATGACGGCAAAACCGCCGTCCACGCGACAGACGATAACGCCTACTGTCCGCTGACCAGCTACCAGCGCAAGGCGGCAGGCGGCGGCGAGACCTACGAAAACGTTAATATGCTGTGCAAGTGGCGCAAGAACCGCTTTATCGGAGACGGCACAAGCACGACCTATCAGCTGGACGTGACCGGCATTGACAAGGACTGCATGCCGACGGCGGCCTATCTAAACGGCAGTGCAATTACTGTGAAAAGCTACGATGCGGAGAAGGGCACGGTGACGTTTGAGACAGCACCGAGCGCACCGGAGAACGCCGGTATCTCCAATTTTGAGGTGAAGTTTGCCAAGACCACCGAGGACAGGAAGAAGATCCTCGGCTGCACCATCTTCGCCATTTACGGCATGGACGGCAGCAGCAACCGCGTTTTTGTTTCCGGCAACAGGGAGCACGCGGCTATGGAATGGTTTTCTGGCCTGTCTGACCCGACGTATTTCCCGGATATCAATTATTCGGTAGTCGGCAGTTCAGACTTTCCGATTATGTGCTATCTCAAGGCGCAGGGTGAGCTGCTGCTCATCAAGAAGGACAACCGGCAGGAGGGCACGATCTGGCACCACTCGGGAGCAATGCTGAACAATGTGGCAACCTTTCCACTGAAAGAGGGCGTGCCGGGTTACGGCGCGATTGCCAAGTATTCCTCGGCGAACCTCAACGACGATCCGCTGTATCTCTCGCCGCGTGGCGTATATGCCCCGACCACGACCTACTACAACAACATGCAGGTGCGACAGTTATTTTGCCGAAGCCGCCGCGTCAATCCGAAGCTGTGCAAGGAGCGCAGACTCGCGGACGCTGTAGCCGCCTGCTGGCGCGGCTGGTATGTGCTTGTGATCGACGGCTGCGCGTATGTGGCAGACGGCAATCAGGACAAAAGCGACAACGGCTATGAATGGTACTTCTGGACGAACGTGCCCGCAAAGGTGCTCTGTTCACACGAACAGGCGCTGTATTTCGGCACTGAGGACGGCAGAGTTTGCCGGTTTAATGACGATCTTGTAGACGAGAACAATGATATTATGATGAACGCGTTCTCGGACGACGGCGCGGCCATCCACACCGAGTGGGCCACCAAGCTGGACACGATGAACACGCCGATGATACTGAAAACTATGCCCAAGCGCGGCAGCGGCGTACACCTCAAGGCGTACACGCGCAGTGCGGTTGAGATTTGGGTAAGACTCGAAACCGACCACGGAACGCTCATGAAGCGCGTGACAGCGGATCGGCTGAATTTTCATTATATCAGCTTTGAACGGTTTCCGTTCGGGACGGTTGTCAACTCCATTATCCCGTTTCTTTTCAAACGAAAGGGCTGGAAGGCGATTCAGGTCATTCTGCAGTCCGACACGGTGGACGAGGGCTTCGGTGTACACGAGGTTGTCATTCGGTACTTTATCGCTAAGTACGCAAAGAGACAGTGAGGTGAGGACATGACATTCGATGAAAGCAAAATTTCAGCCGAAAAGGCGGCAGAGACCGGCGTGCAGAGCCAGCCGGACGCGCTGAGCGGCTCGGCCGAGGAAAACAAGAAGGTTTTCGATCTGCTGCCGCTGCTTATTATCGAGAGGCTTAACAAGCTGATCGAGAGCCTGCAGGCCGCAAACAGCGCCGGACAGATCGGCGCCGATGCGTTTACCAACGTGACCGGCGGCACGGTGCAGGAGCAGCTGCAGAGCATCCAGAAGAACCTTGAGGACTACCGCAGAGAGGTAAAAGAGAACGGCGCGGAAAACGTCGGCATGACGCCATTTGACGGCGTGACCGCGAATACCGTACAGGTCGCGCTCGAACAGCTGCAGGCAAACCTTGTGCGTTATATCAATGCTGTAAAATCCGCCGAGGGCGCGGGCAGGGTCGGCATTACGCCGTTCAAGGGCGTGACGAGCGGGACGGTACAGGCTGCGCTCGAGGAAATCCGCAGGCAGATCGACGATGTAACAGCGGGCGTTATCCCGGACTACGGCGTGACCACCATCAAGCTGGCGCTGCAGGCCGTGACCGCCGATCGACTGGCGCAGGATGTGCTTGACATGATCGAAGCGGCAGAACCGGCGCGCAGCACTAACGAACTGGACGATTACACAATGGAGACCGGCCGCTTTATCAACGCCGGTGCGGGCTGGAACACGTTCAAGTTCCGCCATCCGTTCGAGAGCGTGCCGGTAGTGACGGTGACGCCGAAGGAATTTAACGGCTTTTGCGAAATTAAGAGCGTGACTGCGGAAGGGTTCCTCTATTGCCTGCGTCAGCCGAGCTTGCAGGGCGGCACAGTTACGACCGCGACCGGATATATCGGGTCGGACACCGGAACGTCACCCGGTCACAGCAAGATCACCTATGTTTCCGGCGTGACGCTGCCGACGCTCGGCACGGAGACAACGGCGGAGAAAGTAGAAATGGACTATATTGCGATTGAGTTTGGAGGTGACGAGTAATGATTAAGAAGATTCAGCAGGATTTCAGCTATTACTCGCATGAGTTTAAGGACAACTACCGCAAGGGCGTACACCGCCTGCGCACCATCCTTGCCAGCAGGGCACAGGCACAGGCGTTTGTGAGCAACGCGGGCGGTACTGCGGTGGTGCTCGGCTATGAGCCGGACGCGCCGGATAAAAACGCACAGGAGCTGTATGCACTGCTTGCAGCTTCGCCGTATATCGACGATGCGGTGCAGACGTTTTTGGGGAGCATTTACGAGACAGGCGCGGAAAATCAGAATGCGATGTATTCGGACAGCGCACGGTGTCTGGAAATTCTGCACGATCCAGTAATGGCCCGTGCCGCAGGCGCAGGCGCGGTAAGCGCCGGGAAATGGATCGCAACTCTGGCAGGACAGAGCTGCAATTTGTACAGGGATATGAACGCGGTTGCCGCCAGCGATATCGCTATGACGGCAGTGGCTGCAAGTGAGACTGCAATGGCGGCTGTAGTCAGCAACGCGACGGCGCTTAACGCTGTTGTAACCTCTCAGGCTGCGATGAACACGGTAGCTGCAAGCGAAACTGCTATGGCGGCGATTGCAGCGTCCCAGACCGCTATGGCGGCGGTGATCGGCAACAGCGCCGCACTCAATGCGGTCGTGT